AAAATAAATATTGTAAAAGTCTTTTTAAAGATATATAATATTATTGGAAGTAAAATTATATTTATTTATAACAAATATTTGTGATGTACACTAACTGAGGCATATATGGGATTAGGTAATTTACAAAGAGCAGTTCTTTCTCTTTATCAGGAACAAAACCCTGAAAAATTTAATGAAGATATTGTGTTCATGAGAAAGAATGAAAAAGATAGCTTACATAGTTATTTTCAAGATCTTTTTAAATCTCTAAAATTAAACGGTATTGAGTATTTAGGTAGCGAAACTATTACGGATGAATCTGAGTTTCATAAATATGTACCTAAAAAAAGCATTTCTATTGAAGCTTCTCGTTTAGATTTAATTAAAGCTTCCTTCAGATTGTCTATTGAAGAAGAAGGTGAAATGCTTGTTAAAGAGGTTAGTATTCATTTATTCTTCCCTAAGTTAATTGATGATTTCTTCTTTTACCTTAATGGTTCTAAATACTTTGCTATTTATCAATTAACTGATCGTAACTTTTATAGCACTCGTACTGCTCTATATCTTAAAACACTACTTATGCCATTAGGTTTACATGCTAAGCCTACTAAATTAAAACTTAGTAATGGTAATTTTTTAGTTGGTAACGAACTGTTATTAGATTATTTTAAACAAAAATCTAATAACTTTAAAAACTATAAAAACATGTTTACTCATTACTTTATTACTATGGGTATTGAAAAGACAATTGATTATTTCTTTAATCAAAATGGTGAAAACTATCTTTACATTTCAGAAGATCCAATAGCTCCAGATGGATATTCTACTATGGAAATTCGTAAAGATTTATTTATGCATTTTGTTTATAATGAAAATGTAACTAATGAATACCGCGATGTTATTATTACATTTGGTTCAGTTATTAAAGGTGTAAGAAAAACTAGTAGTCTTTATGAAAAAGACTATTGGCGTAGAAAAATTATTACATCTACTAATGGTAATTTATCTAAAGCAGATAAAGCTATTATTAGTTTTGAACGAGTTCTAGATGAACGTACTAAACGTAATTTAAAAGAAATTCCTGATACGGATAAAGAAGATGTTTATGGCGTAATTCGTTTTATGGCATTTAACTATAGCGTTCTTTATAATATTGATAGTGTAGATGTAAATAATCGCCGTCTACGTTTATATGAATATATGCTGTATCCTTTACTTCTTAAGTTCTCTGATGCTACTTATCGAGTACTAAATAGTCGTAACGTTAATATGAAACGTTTAGAAAATGTATTTAGTAATATTGGACCAAATTTCTTAGTTAAGAAAATTATTACTAGTGATTTGTGTCGTTATAATAGTGCATCTTCTACATTAGATTTCTTCCAAACTCTTAAATGGTCTGCTCGTGGACCGCAAGCATTAGGTAGTTCTGGTCAAAATATTACAATGAGATTTCGTAGTGTTCATGAATCTTATGTAGGTAATATTGGTATGGTAACAGCTAACGCAAGTGACCCAGGAATGACAGGTACTTTATGCCCTATGTCTGTAAATATCAAAAATATGCTATTTGTTGATCCCAAACGTAAAGTAAATTATAAAGTAACTTTACCTAAAGCGTATTTTAAATAATTTAATTAGAACTTACCAGAAATGGTAAGTTCTTTTTTTTTTATTATAGAATAAAAATTTTTTTAAACCTTTAATTAGATATATAGAAGATATGTCTATTTATATTACTGGAGTATAAAATGACTGAAGTATTATTTGCATTAAATCAAGACGTCGATAAAGAAGTATTAGTTACTAAAAAAGAATTAGTTCCTTTTACATTTATTTATGCGTTTTATCCCGATTTAAATGGTAAAATTGGTAGTAATTATGAAAAAGGTATTTATCTTGGTAATGATTACATTTTAACTAAACAACTTAGTATTAAAAAATTAGATCAAGATATTCGTGTATCTGACCAAGCATTATTTCAAGTATTAGGGAATATTCATACTGATATTGATATTTATGAAAAACCTGGATACCATTTTGGATCACCATCTAAATTATTAGTAAATACTATTTTTAGAATTGAAGATCAGCTATATATTAAAATAGTAGACACTAATGATTATGGTTTTAAATATCTTAATTTAACAGGCGATCATAAACTTAATTCATTAGAAGATTTAAAAGGTTATAATGCTGATGAATCTTATACTGGTAAAGTAACTTTTTCTGTTAAAGACTCGGTGTCTAAAGACTATACCGTATCTATTAAAAAATATATTAGTGTGTATGAAGCATTAAATGCTGAAAGTGTATCTATTCCATTAATTGATCCTGATGAAGTAATTAAAATCGAAAGCATTACATTTAATGCTACTGCAACAGAAATTCCATTAGGAACAACTAAGCAGCTTAGTTATACTATTTCTCCTGAAGATGCTACCAATACTAAAGTATTATTAACCTCAAATAGTATTGACAAATTTACTATTGATGAAAATGCTTTACTTACTAATGTAAATTATGGTAAAGCTACTATTAATGTAACTACCAATGACGGTGGTTTAACCGATTCTTTAAACTTTACATGTACACCTCCTTCAGTAGAAAGCGCTAAATTTACTGAAAAGAATGTAATTTCTGGTGTTGGTGTAAGTGGTTTAAAAGTATCTGCATTCATTGATACTAATGAATTGTCTTCTGAAACAGTGTATGACAATAAATTCAATATTATTTTAAATAAAGATTATAAAAATGGCGAAACTATTAAAATTATTCAATCTACTAATGATAATGTAATTAGTTCTCCATTTACATTGAAATCGCGCATTGCTGTCAAATCTATTGAAACCAACGTTAGTCAAATTCTTGGTGAAATTGGTAATACCGGAGTAATTACTTTAAAAGTTTCACCTACTACGGCTACTGACAAATCGGGAATATGGTATTCTAGTAATAATGAAGTAGTAGTTATTAATTCTGACGGGACTTATGAATTAACTGGTAAAGGTGAAGCTAATTTAACTTACATTTCTAATAGTGATGCAGATATTTTCTCGCAGATAAATGTAAAAGTAAAAGTATATGTAGTTAGTATTTCATTGGATAATGATTTAATTACTACTGAAATTGGCACAACTGGTAAATTAAATGCTACAGTACTTCCAGAAAATGCTAATGATTTAGAAATTTCTTGGGTTTCTAGTAGTCCTAGTGTGGTTAAAGTTGATCAATATGGTAATTGGGAAACAGTTAGTAAAGGTGAAGCTACTATTACTGCTACTACTACAGACGGCCAGCATAAAGCAACTGCTAACTTTAATGTAATTGTCAAATTAAATGGTATTGTTATTACTGGTGCGGATGACTTAGTAATTAATAAGTCTACGACATTTAATGTAACTTATTCACCTTCTAATGCAAATAACACTAATGTTACATGGTCTTCTAGTAATAATAAAATTGCCACTGTTGATAATAAAGGTAATGTTACAGGTGTTGCTGAAGGTAGTGTTACTATTACTGCTATTGCCGAAGATGGTAATTTCAGAGCCACCAAAGATATTTCTATCAAAAGTGATTTTGTAGCTGTTACATCATTACAGATTTTTAACCCTACTACTATTATTGAATTGGATAAAACTTATCAATTAAGTACTGAAATTTCACCTTCTAATGCTACAGATAAAACAGTTACATATTCTTCTAGCAATAACAAAATTGCTACAGTAGATAGTAAAGGTTTAATTACTGCTGTAAGTGAAGGCGATGTTGTTATTTCGGTTATCTCTTCTAATTCTAGCATTAAAGATACAATGAATGTTAATATTCGTGTTTCTGTAACAGGTGTTACTGTTTCACCTACTTCAGTTGAAATTGCAGTAGAAGAAACAAGTGAATTGAATATCACAGTAGCTCCTGAAAATGCTACTAATAAAGATGGTGTTTGGACTGCAAGTGATGAATCTATTGCAACTGTAATTAATGGAGTTGTAACCGGTGTTGCTGAAGGTGACGTTGATATTACATTTACTACTGCAGATGGACAATTTAAAGCTGTTTGTAAAGTAACTGTTAAAGCGGCTACTGTTGCTGAAGAAACTACTGAATAAATAAAAATTATATACCTATACACAATTGTGTATAGGTATTTTTATTATCTTTTGGAAAATATATAATTTATAATGATACTTTATAAATTATAGGTAATTTTATGTCAACTGGTATTGGTAAACACAAGTATAGTTCAAATAATAATGATGTTTATAGTCCTGATACGGCGTTTTGTCCGTATTGTAATAATCCTGATTGTTTTGCTGATTTTTGTGATGTTGGTATTGGTATGGTTCAATGTGGGCCATATTACTGTCAAGCTTGTGAAGCAAGTGAAATTAGTTCACTGGATACTCGTGAATTAACTGAAAAAGAAAAAGAAACTGGATGGTACGAACCTCACACTCCAGTAAGTGAAACAGCTAATACAGCAAATGGTAAATTAGTCGATATTAATGTCGCTAAAATTTTAAATCAGGCCGGATTATTAGATAAAAAATAAGGTATACATATGACTACCGAAGTTATTGGTTCAGATATTGGATTTATTTTTAATTCAAAGAAAACAAAATACAAAGATCTAAATGAAATGCTAGGATTAGAAGGTTATGCTTCTAATATTACTAATAAAGATATTAATTTCTTTATTGACACTTCTTTCATTTTTGATTTTTTCAAAGTAGATTATTATGCAAACTTAACCAAGAAAATTATAGATGAAAAACAAACTTTTGAAATGGCTGGCGAATTTTTTAACCTTATTGGGCATTATCGTAATTATTTTGCAAAGCTTACTGCTGGTAATATACGTTTCTTTATCATCAATGCACCGTATCATGGTGATGAAAATAAAGAGGCAGATAATCTCACTAAAAGCAAATATACGCATCCGAAAGCGTTAAAGTTTCTAGATTTTATTGTAGAGCAACGCATTAAACCTGTTGCAGATATGCTTAATAGTGTTTATGTAATTTCTACGCATAAAGTTCATAAAACTGTTATTCCTTATATTTTATTTAAAAATAAAGATACAAAAGGAATGTTTGGTAAAAGCTCTATGAATATCTTTATGGCTAAAAGTTTAACTTTTGGACAATATTCATTCTTAGCACCAAATTCATTCTTCTTTAATAAAAATAAATTTGTAAATAAAAATGATATTTTTGATACTATAACTAGTAAATACAAAAATGTTGGTAAAGTAGATAGATATGGTATTTTAGCTTATCAGGTATTTACTGGAGAAGATTCTCCTTTTGGAGTACTTGATGAAAAAGTAAAAGCTAGAAAAACTATTAGTCTTTTAGAAGAAAACCAAAAATTATCTTTTGATAATTATAATGATTCTGAAGTTATTGGCGATATTTATAAAAGAGTTTTTGCCACTGGAAAAGTGGCTATTCCGGCTAATGTAGAAAGCCTTCAAGCTGTATTAGACAATATTATAGAGCGTATTAATTATTACGATATTATAAATAAATATAATACTATTGAAGGTGCAGTAGAAGCTAAAATTTGTAATGAAATTATAGAATATGAAGCTGATAAAGAAGCATTATTTAATATCAATAATACATATTTTAATAATATTATTATGATAAATAACTTACTTTAACAGCTTATTAGAATAAATAATATAATCCATAGATCATTCTATGGATTTTTTTTTTTAGGTAATAACATGGCTATCCTAAATAATTTAGAAAATTTTCCATACCCGGCTACAGGAGTTAAAATTTCTCCTACATCCGGTAAACAAGAAACAAGAACTAATTTATGCAAAGCAGATATTAATCAATTGCAAGCGTTGCTATCAGAAGCAACTTCTGCATATGATAAATTTAAAATTAGTGTAATTGCTGCACGTAAAACGGTATCAGAATTACCAGAAGTGGCTGGTGCATTTATTACTACTCGTATTAATGCCGGAGAAAGTTCTGCTAGTCGTTTATTTAAAGAAATTTCGGATGTTTGTGATCCTTATCAAATAAATAAGGTATCATTGGCTAATACAGTTGTATTATTAGATTTTGCTACGGTAACTACTGATTATAATACATTTAAAGAAAAATGTAATAATATTGCTACTAAAGCGGGGAAGATTAAAAAAGATAATCAGCCTGAAATTAATGAAGTAGTAATTGGTGGAAACTCTTATTCATCTATAGAAATAGAAAATAAATCTTTTTTAAAATTGCAATTTGATATTAAATTATATGCAATATTTCCCGACACGTCTAAATTTAATGTAGAGCAATACATTCAACAATTTAGCATTCATACTGATTACGATGCACATCCTATACCTATTTATTCAGTGATGTTCATGCTTCCTGAATCTATTATTAATGATGTAAAAGATCATTTTGAAAATATTAAATGGTATATTAGTGTAAAATCTTTCCCTAAAACGGCTGATAGAAATAGTAATGAATTTAATGTAGCTGAAATTATTAAAGATAATGAAGAATTAGTAGGTATTGACCCTGAATTTGGTGCCCCTGTGAATAATTCTGCTACTAACGATACTTCTAATATTAGTAGCAGGTTGCCTATATATCCATTTAAAATGGATTTTATTAGTAGTAGAGATTTTCAAATTAACGCTCAGATCCAATCTAAAGTCTTTAATAAATGTACTATGTTTGATGTAATTTCAGCATTATGTGCTGAAGTTCGTAGTCAATATCAGACTAAAGGTACTGATACTAAAGATCAGGTAGCTTATTCAATTTCTCCACCTGATAATAAAACTGTATATGAACAAATTATGATTACACCTGGTTCATTTACAGATACATTACAAAAATTACAATTACATTATGGTGTATATAAGTCAGGTATCAGAGTATCATTTGACTCACATCATATAACTACTAAAGGTAAAACTACTAAATTTATAACTGTTACTGAAAAATCAGGCATAGCTCCTTCGCCGGAAACGATTACTGACGCAGTAGTGGAAATTATAGATATGAAATCTACTAATGCTATAGCTCCTGAATATGGTTATTTATTAGATAAAGATAGTGCTACTATTACTTTTCGTACATGTGAACCTTACAGTCTTAAAAAGAATAATTCTGGTAGATTAGTACAAGGTGATAACATGCGTGTTGTTTCTTCCAGCCAGAACTCTAACCAAATTAGTATTTGTGATACAACTGCTATGAATGATAATAGTTCTTCTAAAATTTACTGGTCTAATTATGATAATCCATATAATTTAACTCAACTACAAGACCATGTTAGAGAACAAAATCAAACTGTATCTATTAGTCTTAAAGATGTAAATGGTTTTGCTATAAATGATAATTTAAAATATAATTTAAAATTTTATTCTAAAGATGATAGTATCGGTTCGGGGCAATACAGACTCCAAAGATCTATTTTTTATAGTGTGGATAATAAATTAGGTTTTAAAGATAAAATTGAATTACAAGGAATATTATATTTTGTAAATATTCCCGAATTAAGAGAAAATGGTGCTATTGTTAAAAGACCATCTTATTCAGATCGTGTAGCTAAAAGTGGTGGTACAGTTTCAGGTACTTCTCAAGCTTCTTTATCCGGTGCTAAACCGGGAACCAGAGCTAAAGAAATTGCTCCTGTAGTACCATTCAAGACTAACTTTAGAGGAAAAAATGATTATTTAGGTAATAAGATTCCTGAAACTATCCCAGCTGATTATAAAATGTCTGAACAAGTTAAATTTGCGGATGTTTATAATGGGGATTTATATAAAGGTCAATCTTTATCTAATAATTTTGCATTATTTGTTAATGCTCAAAGATTTTCTAAAGAAGTAGTAGATTCAGTATTTTCATCATTTGGTAAGAAAGGCTTAGTATCATTTTATGAAAGTGAAACCACTAGTGATATGGGTTCGTCTCAGCATGTATTAGCATTAGCTATAGATGTACAATTAGGTGGTAAAACTGGTTTACTTTTAGCTAAAAATTTCCTTCAGTTAGTTGATTCAATTAATTCTTTAGATTTAGATCAATTAATTTTACAAGGCGATGGTTCTGATTGGAAAAAAGTACATATTAGTAAAAATATGAATGAAACTAATAGGAATCAAATTTTAATTGCACCTAGTGAAGTTAGTGGAGATTATCGTATAATTAATACGGCTGCATTGGCTAAGTTAAAAGCTGATCCTTTATTATTAGATTTTACTAAATATGGACAAACTATTTAAAAAGTAATATAAACCCTATATCCCTTAATTGGGATATAGGGTTTTCTAAATAAATATTATTTAGCTTTAGCTGGTGCATTACCAGTCTGAGTATTACTCATTACTTTACGGGCATAACTAGTTGCTTTAGCACCATATTTTTTAACAATCTGAGCACGAATATCGCGACGGATTTTGTTAAATTTAGAGTATTTAGTAAACAGTGGATCACCTGCACGTTTAGCAAGAATCAGTGCTGAACGGTTAGTCAGGTTCAACAGTTTAGTCTGACGGTTCAGGCGAACAATGTTCATCTGCTCACTAACTACTTCATATGCTTCAGACAGAGTAGCCAGCAGTTCTTCGTCATCCAGTGTCATAGTAGCATCTTCAGACAGTTCTGCTTGTTCTTCACCATTAATAACAGTGTCGCCTTTCAGCAGATCAGCAGCAGTAGCTGCATCCAGGTCTGCCTGAGAACCATCATTGGTATTAGGTACGGTATCATTAGAAGTAGTAGCGGTTTCCTGCACCATATCTGCATCTTCCATAAGGAATGATACAATGTCATCAGGCTTATTGGTATTAGACATAACAAATTTCCTTTAAAGGTTGTAAACTTTTTAGTTTAACGTTTATAAACTAAAAACATGTTTTTTAATTTCAATCTTAAAATCGATATAAGTATTAATTTGTTAAATTTTATTATATTAATATATTATAATAATGATATTTATTAATGAATTAAATTATTATATACTAAAATTAATATATTATTTATTAAATAAGAGTATATATAATTATTATGGTATAAAATTTTTAATTTCAAAAGATCTAACATTTTAATAGATTTCTGGAGAGGCAAATGTAATGACTGCATTATATGATAACCTGAGTAAAGAAGAAAAAATTGTATTTGATAGTTATTTTCAAGAATTACTATCAAGAATTAAATTAGTAACTGAATCTAAAAAATTTAAACGTATCAATTTAAATAAACTTAGAGAATACACATTATCTAATTATGAGAATAATGATATTTCTTTATTTCATAGTATTAAAAATGAAATGATTGATACAAGTGTAGCCGGTTTAATTAAAATTGTTAAATTAAACAAAGGTGATAAACCAATTATTACTGCTTATAATACTCTTTTTTATAATGGTAATAAAGTATTAAACGTTCCTGCTAAATTTGTAAGATATTTACTAGGTGAACGTAAAATTGTTAAAAAACAGATGTTAACACATCTTAATGATGAAGATAAATCGGTATATAACTATTTAGATTTACTTCAAACGGCATTTAAAATCTTGGCAAACAGTTATTACGGTGCTTTTGGTGCTAAATCATTCTGTTTATATAATCCTGATCTTGGTCCATCAATTACATATCAAGGTCAAATGATTATCCAAACCGCTATTTTAGGTTTTGAAGGTTTAATTGGCGGTAATTATTACTTTGATGACTTTTCTGAAATTATTACTTATATTGACAATATTGTCAACAAAGAAAATAATGATGATGAAATGGTTTTAGATATTGAATTATCTACTGACACTATTGTAAAACAGATTTTAAAGCATGCTGAATTTACATTATCTAAAACTCAAATTGCTTTACTTGAAGATAGTATTAATGGTTATTCTGAAACTATTAGACAAAAACTGTATTTTAAAAATAATTTAAATAACTTCTTAGAATATGAAGGTATTATGGATTTTATTACAGAAAATCTAGTAGTAGATGATTTTCCAGATGTTAATCATCCACCTGAAAGTATTAAAGAAAATCTTCATGAATTTAATAGTATGATTGAATATTTTGTGTTTTATCCGTGGCCTTGGCCTAATAAAGGAGCTAAAGCTTCTAGGATGACACGTACTTCAGTACTATTATCAGATACTGACTCAACATTCTTAAATATTCATCCATTCTTAAGAAAAGTATGTAATCATTTACAATGGAAAATTAGTGAAATTACTAAAGAATATCGTACTTCTATTGTATCTATTATGACTCATATTATTACTGAATTCATTCAGCATGCTTTTGATGAATTAACTAAAAATGCTAATGTGCTTCCTCAAGATAGACCATTAGTTAATATGAAGAGTGAGTAAATTCGATAGCTCACTATAAAGATCTCTAATTGCTGGAAAATCTCTAAGTAGATAATCAGCAGCGAAGCTCTATTCATAGAGAACGTTCAACGACTAGTAAGACCTATATGGCATACTCTGTATAATAATTACAGAGGAAATGGGATCATGTATAATTATACATAAGATATAGTCTGTTCTAATGTGTAAACATTAGCTAACATAAAGTTCACTATCAGCGTCTGGTATTGACTAAAAATAAAAAGACTTACTCAGGTATTGTATTATCTAAAGAAGGACAAATATATGAAAATCCTCCTCTAGATATTAAAGGTTTACAGATTCGTAAAATTAGTACACCTAAAATTGCCCGTGAATTCTTTTCTGATATTCTTGAAAACCAAATTCTTAAAGCACCTAATCCTAATTCATTACATGTATTTAGGAATTTTATTAACTTTGAAAAAAGTCTTATTGAATCTATTATTGATAAGCAAGAAACTAAGTTTTTAAAACCGGGCGTAATTAAAGATGTTAAAAAATACAAAGATAAGTTTGCTATACAGCCTTATAGGGCAACTCATACTTGGAATACTTTATTCCCTAATGAGCCTATTGGTTCTCATACTTCATTGCGTTTCTTAGAATTGTCGCCTCCTTCTGATTTAAATGATTTAAAGCAATATTTGTCAGAAAGACAATTTAATGATTTAATGAATATGTATGCGGATGAAGATAATGATCCAGATGGCCGTATGCAAAAATTTGGATTTACTTTATTAGCTATTCCATTTTATATGGATACTTACCCTAGTCAATTTAAAGATTTGGTTTATATTGAAAAAATTACAAACCATATTATGAAAACTGGTAATATTCTATTAGAATCTCTTAGCTTTAAAACTGTTACTACTAGTTCTAGTTTCCAATCGCCTAGTAATATCATTGATATTTAAATTATACCGCATACCATAATGGTATGCGGTTTCCTTTATTTTTTTATTACTTAAACAACTTTTTAGTAAATATTAAAGGATTTCTATAATGGCTCATATAAAAGCATTACATGAAAATTTTAGTGAATTAGTAATAACTAATGAAAATATAGCTTTATATCAAGCTTTATTAGAACTTGATATCAGTACTTTTAAACCAATAATGAATGAAATTATTAGTGGTAGAATTGATATTGAAGATACACGTAAAATATTATCAAACAGGCTTTACAATGATAATAAGTATAAAAAAACTGAAAGACGTTTAAGTGATGATAGTAATTATAAAGAAGTAATTACTAATAATCTTATTTCCCGTCTTTTAGGTGATGGTAAAAATATTATTAAAGAAAATATTGTAATAAATAATAATATTGATCATTATAAGCAAATGATTGCAGAAGAATATGAAAAAGAATACGGTATTAAACTTTCTGATACTGATATTGAAGACATATTATTAATTGCAGATATTATAGCTTATCAAGAGTTAAATTATCAAAATATTTCAGATAATAATGCTAAAAATACACAATTATCCAATGCAAATTATCTATCATTTAAACCGGATGCTAAGGTATAACACATGTCAACTGATTTTACTATTACATCTGATGATGTAACTTTATGGATTAGTAATTTAGATTCCGATGATGCTAAAAATAAACGCGTTTTAGGGGCAATTCAATTATTAGATCCTGTATTAATGAAAAAAATTCTTTTTTATCTCATTAAAGGTTTTTTAAATATTTCTAAACTATATACAATGGATATTAATAATGTATCTGTTGATCTTTTAGTTAAAAGCCTTAATGAAGAAAATACTACAGATATTGATAAAGTATATTTTTATAGAACTGCTATTAAAAAATTAGCAGGATTTAATGTTTTTATGAAAAACCTTAAAGAAAATACCGTATATCAAATTTCACGTCAAACAAGTGTAATTAATAGATTTTTAGTTAAAGTAGAAATTGATGCTTTAGGTATTGATTCTAATAAATATAGTTCAGTAGTAGATATTCGTAATGACTATAATAAAATTATTAATAGTCAAAGTAACAAAGATGCAATTAATGTAATTAATACTAAAGCATCTGTACTTAAAAATTCTTTTGGTTATGAAAACATTGAATATTTTTCTAATGCGGTTATTAATAAAGTAAATGCGTATGCTTTAATTTATACTAATGATATTACTTTACCTACACAACTTAATAATGCGGATATTATTTCTTGGATTATTAGAAAAAGTTATCTAGATACAGAATATGCTAATTTTTTAGAAAATTTTAATAGTATTTTAGTATCTATGGCTGAAAATTATGATACAGATACAGCTAAATTAGGTATTGATACATTAAAAGCTCTAAATAATGAATATAGTTGGAAAAGCAATTTTAATGCCGATTCATTTGTTAATAGTGCTTCTTTTTTTAATAATTTTAGATTTATTACTATTCTTAAAGTAGCTGTAATTAAAAATATCTATGGAAATTCTAACTTTCCAAAAACTGATATTGATTTAATTATTAATGAATATAAAGCAATTATTGATTATTTTGAAAGCATTAATGCATATTTAATTAATTTTTTAAATAATATCCAAATTACATTTGAATAGGTAAAATATGAAGACTTTGAATGAATTTGAAACATTTATTAATAAAAATCTAACGGTAACTTCTGCTAGTATTTTTTCTGCATTATTTACATTAACAGATCATTCTAATTTTACTACTATTATTGATATGATGATAGAAGGTAAGATTTCATTAGTTGATATTTCTAATTTAGATATTATTGATGATAACGGTATTAAAACTCTTATTGACAATTATAATTCTAAATTTAAACCTGTATTTTCTTTTGATCAAGAAGTTGGTAGCTTTAATAGTTATGATTATTTAATTAATAATGAGTATAGTCTTAATAAATACTATAAATCATATAATGCATGGTTAAATAATAAAGTATATAAAGATATTATCTTCCAACCAGTATCATACAGAGTACCATTTGTAAGTTTTAATAGTGCTTCAGGCGGTATTTATAACAGTGAATCTGATTTTTCAACTAAATTTAATCAGTCAGTATTAAATTACTTTTTGGTTAAATACAATGTGGATGAAATTTCTAAAATTTTACCTACATTAACTATTACCGCTACTGATCTTACTGAAGCAGAAACTACTTCATTGAATAATCTTTTTAATGATATTATTTTACCTTTTACTAATAATTTTACTAATACTACTTTTTATAAGTTTATTGTAAATACCGATAGTTATGTATCTACTTTCAATACTTATTTTACTTATATGCATAATCTTTTTAATTATGATAAATTTTCAGTATCAGTTGAAAATTTATTAATACTTAATTTACAAAAATTATCTATAAGTAAAACTGGATATACTTCAGATGATATAAATACTATTACTGATGAAATATATAAAATTAGATTCAATAACAGTACATCTTTAAGTGATACTATATCTTATATACGTTTTTACATTAATCTTGTAAATACCTATAAAGCTAACAATAATTTAGTCTTTTCAGAAAGTTATTTACAGGAATTAGCTAAGTTTGATGACTATATTGCTAATTTATCAAATATCTTTAAGGAAATTATAACCGTTGTAAATGAGAAAATGCATGTTTCTCTTTAAAGGTAAAAATTATGTCAGAAGATAAAAAAAATATTCTTTCTAATAGCGTATCTGGAAATGCGCTTAAAGAATTACAAAAAAGAATTGGTACATCCAATGATTTATTGAAGAAACATCAAGATGGTTATGATAAATCAGATTTAGAACTAGATGCAAGTACTAGTAGAGCAACTCACATGCTTGAAAAACGAGTATCTTATTTCTTTAATGCTGTAACCAGTAAAGGTAATGGTGCTCATAAAAACGTTAGTTCTAATACAGTAGATTCAATGCTTGCTGTAGCTGGTAAAGATTTTGAAAATAATAGTTCTAAAAAATCTTTAGCTAAAAAGACTTCTGATTCTATTGAGCAATCTAAAAAAGAAATTCTTGCAATGAACAAGAAATTCTTATCCGGTATGATGGAAACTAATAAGAAAAATTTCCAGGAAAATCTTATTACTTATAATCTTATTATGAAGATTATTCCAAAAATGCGTTTAGTAATGAAAACTTTTACTAATACCATTATTTCACCGGATGATTTTACTAAATCTTCATTAAATGCTATTATTGCTCAAGAAAATATGTCAGAAAATACTATTAACGAAGTAAGGGATCGAGTTTATAGTCTATTAGAAGATTATAATCTTAATGATAACTTACAAAATGATATTACTGCTTATTTGCGCGATGGTAAAATTTTTTATATAGTTAAATCTCTTAATGACGAAATCAAAGAAATGCTTACTGAAAGTGAGCATCTTGATCCTGATAACGGTCAGCTTAAATATAAGAATATTGGTTCTAATATTTGTAATGCAAGAGATCTTAATTCATTAAAAAATACAACTCTTACTGAAGATGTAATTACTAATAATTTAAGTCCTAATGGGAAATATCTTAAAGAATCAGTATGTGAAATCTTTAATGTACCAAAAGAAAAAAATACAGATATTGCTAAGGCAATTGAAAATATTAATGAATTTATTAATGAACACTTTGTTATCGGTAATACCAATCATCTTTTAGAAGAGCATATTAATTATAGTAATCTTAATGAAGATTCATCTATTGCAGATTTCTTTAATAATAATATGCAAACTAATAGTAAAAAAGGTATGCAGATTAATTCAGCTAATAATGTTAATAAAACATTAAATGCTGATTTGACTGACGAAGAAAAAGAAAAAATTCTTAAATCTAATTTGGATGGCCGTAATAGTGCTGTTGTTAAACGTGTTTCAGCTGGTAATATTGTGCCGTTGGAATATGAAAATAAAATTTTAGGTTATATTTATTTAGATATTGTTGAATATGATCCAGACGGTACTGTTATTCCTTCAGATAAATCTGATGCTGGTAACGATAATACTGCTTTCTTAAATTCAAATGCTTCTGGTGCTGGTAATATTCTTCAAAATATGATTTACACTGCTAAAGATGATTCTTCTAATAAAAGTAGTGAAAAAACTAGCGCAGAAAATCCTAATGGTGTTCCGGGTATTAGTGCTGCTGATGATGCACGTTTAGAATTTATTGCTAAAACGTTTACCAACCAGCTTTCAGCTAAGACTAATATGTCTTTATTGAAAAAATCTAGTTCTTTGAAAACCGCTATTTATAATACATTATCTATTAAAAAATTAAACCGTAGTGAAAAGATTCGTGTAGTTTATCTTAAACCGGATGAGGTAGTTTACATTAATAGAGGTCAGAGTATTTTTGATAATATTCTTTTCTTTTCTAAATTGTATATTACATCATTAATGACTATTCTTATGCAAAACGTATTACGTGGTAGTCCTAAACGTATTACCTATGTAGAAGTTGGTTTAGATAATAATGCCGCTAACAGTGTTAATCAAGTAATTCGTGATATGAAATCCAAAGATATTACTTCAGTACATAACATGGATATTCAATCTTTGTTAAATATTGCTAGTGATTATCAAGATTTGTATATTCCGGTAGTTGATGGTGAAAAACCTATTTCATTTGATCAATTGGAAGCACAAGAAGCGCAATCATTAGATAATGAATTTTTAAATTGGCTGAGTAATAATATTTTCTCTAGTTTACTTCCTGCTAGTTTCTTAACTGAAGTAGATAACGTTGATTTTGCTAAATCATTATCTATGCAAAACTCCCGTTTCTTGAGAGATATTGTTTCTGACCAAAAAATTCTCTCTAGTGGTTATACTGAATTAATTAGACGTATTTATTATCATAATTACAAAGTTAATGAGCAAAAAGATATTGATAGTAATATTAAAGTAGATAATAGTGATACTAGTACTATTGCTGCCGATATTCTTGATTTTGACTTTGAAAATATTGATATTAAATTCCCTTCTCCTTCTAGTCTTAATCTTACTAATTTAACCGACCAGATTAGTAATGCTACTTCAGTAGTTGAAACTATTGTAGCTAATCTACCTATGGATGGTATTTCAGAAGAACAAAAACCTGAATTTGAAGCTGAATTCAAAAGTCGTCTTATGGCTCAATATGTACCTACTATGGATTGGTCTGGTATTGAAGAAATAGTTAAAGATATTAAACATGATTTAGTTTCTAAATCTATTAAAAAGAAATTAGTTGCTTCCGAAAAGAAAGATGACGAAGCTGCTTCAGATTCTTCTGAAGAAAGTAGTGATTTTTAAATGTAATAAATTCCCCTATACCTTAATTGGTATAGGGGATTATTTTATTCAGCAATTTCTACTTCTAATTTAGGATAGGTTCCTGAAGTAATAACATCTGTTTCTTCATCTAAAGTAAGATCAAGAATATCAACATCATCAATTTCTTTAACCACATTATATTCTGAATCAATTAAATAGCATCCAGTGATATTTTCTTCTTCATCCATTTCTAAATAGAATTTATAGTCATCACGCATAGGAATTTTATCTAGAGGAATATCTTTATTCACATCTTCTTCCTCTTCAATATCATTCTCGACAATAGCAGTTTCTGCATTTTTTATATGTTCCGCAGCAGTATTAATATCAGCGTTAGTTGGAATTTCATCAACACCTAATAGACGTTGATCCATAATTGCATCAAAATCTAAATCAACATCATCTTCATGTTCAATTACTGTACCTTCAGATTGTGAAACAGATTTTTTAGTTTTATTTTCAGAATTAAGTTTAAGAAGAAACTTAAAGATTTCTGCTTCAGAAATACCTTCTCCGTCGCCTCCAGCTTTCTTAATCTGTGAAATAATTTTAGTAGCACGGTCTAATCTTGAATCTTTAAGATCTACTTTTTGTTTAAGATAACTCAAAGTTAGATTTTTTAAAGAAATCATATTACTAATTTGTGAAGCAACATACACAGGCGATGGTCTTTTAACTGGTTTAGCAGCATTAGTTCCCATTCTAGCAGGTTTACCACTATCTTGTTCACCCGAATCTTGAATATTGATTAAATTTAAAGTGTGAACTGATAATTTAGAATATAACATATCTAGTTCAGCAATATCTTTATTTACCCTACCTATTTCGTCATCATATGAGTTTTCTTGTAAAACATCTTCTAATTCCATTAAAGATTTTACTTGCTCATTAGACATATTAGCAGGTAGTGATTTTTCCGTAGGGTCTATAATTGTATCAAGTCCTACGGAATTATTTGTTTTAGTTGACGTGGACATGACGATACCTTAAAATTTATACTATCTACTTGTTTATACATAATTATACTTAATTATAAGAATATATAATAATTTTGATAAAATCAATGTATTTTTAAAGGTAATATTTTTTAATAATAATCTTTATTAAAACTTTATTAATTTTTTATAAATTTGTCTTATAAATAACAAAGTATTAGAATTTCAATTAAGGAACTGTAATGAGCAAAATTGGTAAGCAGCTAATTATGACTCAATTAGTATATGATCAAGGTGAAGCTAAAATCATTACTATTGAAAAACATGAAGACAAAGATGGCAATGTAACTAAACATGCTGTTTTTGATAATGACCCTTCATTTACATTTTATAAATTAAATGATGATGAAGAAGAATTAACTTATCCAAAAATGTTTATCGAAAGAGATAGATTACATCCTATTACCTGTAGTTATGATAATCTATTTAAAACACTTGCTAAAGAAACTAAACAAGTTAAGTGGTATAAAAGAATGATTGATGAAAGGAAACGTAATAAATTACGTAAACTTCATCATAATTATAATATTTTTCTTTCCGATGTCCATCTTGCTGACTATAAAATGGAAGAATGGCGCAGAAGTTATTTAGATGTAATTAAACCTATTCCACTTACTAAAGCCTTTTCAGATATCGAGGTTGATATCTATAATTATGAAGGATTTCCAGTACCAGAAGTAGCTCCATGTGAAGTAAACTTTATTTCATATGTTAATGAGCATACAGATATTATTAAAGCTTTTGTACTGTATAATCCTGAAAATCCATCAATGGTAAAATTTTTAAAAACTCATATTAAAGATTTTGCATCATGGGATGGTAAAATCAACCAAGATACACATCCTTGGGCAAATAAAATGCTCAAGAAACGTTTTCAAGAAGAAAAATATCATAAATTTGGTACTTTTGAAGTACAATTTTTTGAAGATGAATTAGAGCTTATTGCAGCTTATATGAATAAAGTCAATGAAGATAAACCTGACTTTAATACTTTCTGGAATGCCTACTTCGATATAAAAACTTTTGAACAGCGCATTATTAACTTAGGCGGTGACCCGGTTGAGTTATTTTGTCCTAAAGAATTTCCTTATAAGAAAGTTCAAATTATTGAAGATAGTTTTGCTGCTGATATTTCTGATAAAGGTCATACATTTGATATTAGTTGTTATACTCACTGGTGTGACTTGCTATACTTCTTTGCTTCTAACCGTAAAGCTAAAGGTAAAAGAGATTCTTGGAAATTACAAGATATCTTGTTGGCTGAAATTGGTGAAAGTAAATATGATGACTTTGAAGGTGATATCAAAACAGGCGCTTATACTGATTTTGAAGGCTTTCTCTTTTACTCGCTTTATGACTCATACCGCATGTATCAGCTAGAAGCAAAATGTAAAGATATTGACAGCTTCTATATTTATGCAATGACTACTAATACACGTCTGCATAAAGCTATGAAGAAAACTACTTCTATTCGTAATCTTGGTATTTACTTCCTTAAAGATGAAGGTTATATTCTTTCCAATAACCATAACGTTTTCTTAGAACATGAAAAAGTAAAATTCCGTGGTGCATTTGTACTTGACCCTAATAAAATGGGTAATACTGGTATAAAACTTAATGGTGTACCTACGAATAATATATTTGAAGATGCAATTGACGAAGATTTGAGTTCTATGTATCCGTCAATTATTCTTGCATGTGCTATTGATAATGAAACACTAATTGGTAAAATTTGGGAAGAAGATGCCGATAATCCAATATATGAACATTTTGGCGAGTACTTGTTAGAATCAGAAGGTATTTTTAAGCCATGTGTAGTATATCTTGGTCTTAAATCTGATACTGAAGTATTAGACAAATTAGATATGTTTTTAGATTAATAAATAATACCTTATCCTTTAATCGGGATAAGGTATTTATAATAACTATAAAAGTTTTGTGAGTACTATAATAAACATTCATAATAAAGGTTATATAAAATGAGTTTAGTTAAAATCCAAGCTTCAATTCTCACATTAAATATGATGGTAGATCAACTTAAACTTGATCTTAAAGCAGTTTATGATAATCCATTAGAAGACTGGCGTAAAGATCGTTTTCGTAATAGTAATGCAAAAATTGTTAAAAGTGCTAGAACTCTTTTAAATGCAGTATCTATGCGTTATTTATATTTAATCAATAAAGATGAAAAATATTATCCGTATCTTACTTATATAGTAATGCTTAATGATGTTTATGCTAATAAATCTATTAAAGGTTTTTTACATAATATTGAAAGCATTGTTACTAAAAAAGATGCTAATTCATTTTATGATGATAAAGATACTATTATTGCTTCAATGATTAATCTTATTGCTAAAATGAATGCAGATTTTTCTAATTTCAAAGGCACTGATTGTAATCATATTTATGATAATACATTTTATAATACTAGTGTTATCCAATTGATGTTTAATATTTGTCAGTGTGCCACTGATTTAGATAAATAAAAATTATATACCTATACACAAATGTGTATAGGTATTAATAATCTTTTTTTGAATATATAATATAATTAGTTACTTTTAATTTAATTGGATTAAAAATGAATATTATGTATACAGATTTTAATTATTTGATTAGTAGTGTTGTTAAAAAAATCAATGATGAAAAAAGAAGTAAAGATATTTATAAAACATCTTTACACTTTTTTATGAAGCAAGTTAGCGATTTCATAGTTGCTTCTTCTACAGATATCATTAGACTTAAATCAATGCAACAAAAAAACATTGACGAAAGAACTCATTATCTAACTGAAAATTTAGATATACTGAAAAGTATTGTAAAGACAATAATAACAAATATGCCTTTAAGCCCTAATTTATTTCTTCCTAATACATTAATTAAACAAGTAGCTAATGAATGTATACAACGAAATAAACGTTTAAATGAATATGTAAAAATTAAATTTATGTCTGTTATAAACGTTTTAGTTGACCCTGTTTTTGTTAATAAAGAAAATTTAACTAATAGTAAAATGGAAGATGTAACATTAACTATCGTTAAAAGTAAAATTCAATACGTTGAAGAAAATTATTTTCTTTTTAGAAATATGCTTGTTTGGAAAAGACAGTTTGACAAACAATACAAAATTAAAAAAGTATTAAAAGATAGTAGTGGTGAAAAAGCATTTATAATTTTTAGTAAAATTTTTAATGAAATTGATAATATTGATTTTCTTCATCCTATTTCTACATTAAATATGACTAAAATATAACTTTATGAAAAAAATTATAGCTGAAAATTTTGATTTAATTATTAATGACATTATTCATAGAATAAAAATTATAGATAATGATCATTTAGTATATTTTATAACTAATCTTGGAGATTTTATAACTGGTAGTCAAAATACTAATATTGCGCAAATTAAATATTCCCAGGAATATTTAATTAAAAATTTAGATATTCTAATGTCTATTAAAAAATTATTAATATCTAAAAGTTCTTTAACTGTTAATAATGATCCTAATGTATATATTTATTATATAAAAAGAAAATATTTGGATGAAAGAGTTCCTTATATTCCTAATAAAACTGAATCTTATAGAAAAAGTGCATTTAACCATTTCATAAAAGAATTAACTTGTCCTTTTATTTTAACTCAAAAAATACATATTGCTCAAAATTACGGAGATCCAATAAAATATATTATTGATAAATCTAAATTTGCATGGTGGGCGATGCCAGGACATCTTTATTTTAAAAATGTTCCATTAATTAGTAAAAATAAATATAAAGTTAGAAAAATAACAAGTTCTGAATTAGGCTTGTCGCAAAAAGAATTTTTTAAAAAATATATAGCTCATAATAAATTTTATTATGATCTTGATTCTGTAGATTATTTTACATCAATATCTACTATAAAAATTGATGAAGGTTGATTATATGAAACTTTTAAAAGAAATAATTAAAATATCTTATTCTAATATACCGGATGAAATTAAAGTATGTAATATAATTGATTTATATTGTCATAATTTTTATGATAGTACTAAAGCGAAAATTGATTCTTTTACCGCATTTTTAAATAAAAACAAAGATATTTGGATTAGAATTACAAGAAATATAGATCTTACAGAAATAAATAAAGACTATATTAATTATCATGTAAAAGGAGCTTGTTGTAGTTTTTTAGCAATAGAAAAATCTATAAATACATTAAGCAAAAAAGATTCTTTTATACAAGGTTTAATTATAGATAATTTAACAAATTTTCTATATCCTACCTTTTATAAAAAATTTACTAATATAAAAAAATTTGCTTTAAATTTAGGAAGAATAGGAGAAGTTGACATAACATATAAAAATGTAGATTTGTTTAAAACCTCATTGTCAGTAAACTTTTCTAGAAATTCTAATATTTTATCTGCAAGATATGTATATAGAAAAAATAAAATTACAAATGAATGGGAAATTTTTAATGGAGGATAATAAATGAGTATGATACAAAAAATAATAGATGCTAATTTTAATAATAAAAGATTTAAAGGAAAAATAATTGAGCTTGTAAATATTATAATTCAATATGATGATATAGATGAAGTAAATAAGTTATTTAAATTTCTTGAAAGTAATCGCGATATTCATTTTTATAT